TTTTGCTATAAGAAAAAGAAGGCCACCTGTGAGGAAACCCTTCTGCTCTTCCCGAGTTTTTGGAAACATCGGAAAAAACTTTAGGGGTGGACTCACAGTCCTTCAGATCTACGCCTTTACACAATTGCCGGAGTGTATAAAAATTTGAAGCAAACTACACGACGGTATTCTTTCCACAAAAGAATAAAAAGGATTTATTTAATAATAAATTTATGCATGACTGGATGCCAGTGGAGGGCAACCAGTAAAGAACAGAAGCTGAAAATCATCAGCGACTGCCCTTTGTACTACGGGGAATAATTGCGGAGCACTACCTGCCTTTTGTAAATACAGGGAGCTCAAAGGACGTCCAGGATCACTCGTAGGGGTATCGATACCATTATAATAACTGGTTAACATCATCGGTAGCCTTGAGTAATAAGGGACGTGCTGATACACAAGATCATTTCCTTCGGTCCAATTAACGGGTTCTAGCGGATAACAGCCCACAGGTCCGTAGGGATTTAACGACGTATTGTATGATCCCAACAGAATCTGTGCTGTTGTATTGATAGGACTCGTAGCAAAGAAACCATTGCTTGGAGCGATAGCACTGAACGTTTTTGGTGTAAATTGTCCAGTGGTATATGTGGAAATGAAGAATGAATAACGCAATCCTCCTCGCATAAATGCAAAACACGGGCCTAAAAGTGATAAGTGATCACCAGCCAGTGAAGTGGTTTTTACAGCCCCAGTGGCTGGATCATTCTGCCATACAGTCAAGAAATATGGGTCAAGCAGTAAATTACCTGCTGTAGACCAATTAAACGTAGTGGTAGCATTAGAATTCAAAGCACTATTCCTAAGCAACCATTGTTTTATTGAGAGCACTCGCTCACCAACACTTCTTTTTGAATGAAACAGAAGATCATCAGAAGTATTAACACCTCCAATCTCCATTGTAGGCATCTCCATGCCTTGATCCACGCTACTCTTTAACAACTCACCTCCGTCCATTTGACATTTTGTAATGTATGTCTGATCCATTTGAGGAACATAAGGGACAGATCCTGACGTTGTTTGTCCAGGACAAGCTAACTCATAATCACTTCCAGCTGATATAAACCACTGGACTTGGATATCTTGAGCACAACTTTCAGGACTTCGAAGGTCGTTTAACACAACAATGTCAAACTGACCAGAATAAGCGTTGGTTGGTGTAATAGGAGTAGTTGGTGCATAATCTGAATACAACAGAAAAGGCAACTCAAAGGTGACCGTGTCTTCAGTTCTAATATCAACAATAGCTCTTTTATTAAAAGCTCCGTTGACCAGACCTGGAGTAACATTTGGTAAATTACACGGCACCCAAATAATTTGCAACCTTCCTGAATGCATCTGGGTCTTAATAAACTTTAAAGTCAGATTTAACTTTCCTCTCCACAACTTGTTCATACGTGCCAAATAAGTAAAAGGCACGTGATATTCATAATTAGTCACAATAGCATTGACTGTATCAGAATCGGTGTTCAAGAATGATAGAGGGGATAATTTATGGCTCAACAAGCTCGTTCCTTGGCCTACAGTAGCTGCCCAGGTAAAAGCTCCAACATAATAAGGTACGCTATATAAAAAAGCGAGAGACATCTCATCCTCATTAGTATAAGAACCATAATCAATAACTTCAAGTCGGTTAAGTGCTGATACTCCACCAGGAATAGCTAAATCAGGACCATCACAGGTTCCAGCATATCTAAAAATCTGACGTGCTGTAACCATGTTCCCGTTAAGCTCCCTTGGTTTCGACCATCCAAAGACTGATGTAACATTTGCTAAAATATTAGTGACCCACTCAGTGCCACTAGCGATTTCCAATAGAATTGGTATACCGCTTAAAGCATTAGCTACTTTTCCTGCCTTCCTTAGTCCCATAGTAATTGGACCGGAATTCTCGGCAGCTTCTTTCACTTCTCCTCCCTTCCTCCTAACTTTGGATTTAGAGACATTCGACATTTGCGGAACGGTAGGGGCGTTCAACTCAACGTTCTCCCACCATGCATAAACAGCAAAGTCGACATACTGCTGACCCACAGGTGCAGCAGTTCCAATATTCAGAGGACTGAAAACATCTAAGAACCAAGTACCCCAATCATAATAGCCTTCTTTAAGGGCATACCATTGAGTTGGAGCAACATAAGGCACTCTCATAACGACACTAGTTTTCCTACAATCTATTTCAATGTGAGGATGCTGTATCTTCTGCGTCAAGTGCTTGTTCTTAAACTTTCCATATTGTGGATTTACCGCAACAAAATTCGCATAACAAGGTAAATAGTGTAATAACAACTTCCCTTGATGGAACGGTGATGCGTTGATCTGAACCTTTATCATGAAATCACCACGAATAAGGTTAAACCCTTTGATCTTTTCTGCCCACATGGTAACAGAGGAAAGCAACGGAGCAATATCTCCCGTCGCTAATTGTTGATTTACTGTTTGAGCTGTGGTCCACTGACCATTAGATATCAGACTGGGTCTTTCTAAGAAGCTCTTAATATCAGAATACTTCTCGACGTACGTAGTAATACCTATAATAGATCTACTCGACGTCCCCATCTCAACATTGGAATCCTCCACAAATGTAGTGGTCGCTTTTTCATCTACAGCAACCCTTGTCTCGAAATCAGTAACTTCCGAGCCATCCATTTGAGCAATTGTAACAGACTCTCTATTAAAATCTGAGTGCATGAGTCCAGCACACAAAAGTCCTCTTTTACGTAGAGAATACGAGCTCGTTTCTACAGGCGAGCCACGCCTAGATATAATATTGATGTTACTAACGAATTTTACTTGGAGGAGGATCGCCTTCCTTCACTCCAAGGGATTTTAACGTCAATCCAAGACGGCGAGGTTCAATTAATAACGCCTCGAAGCCCCCTCGCTCGTACTTAATAATAGGTCGATAGGCTTCGGCGGCTACTTCTGCTCTCATAATTTTGAGCAGTTTCGCATATGATGGTTGATCTTCTTGATCACATCCATTGACGAAGTCATTAAAAGAATACTTGTACTTAGAAATTTCCAAAGCAAACTTTCTGGCAGAGTCATAATCGGTATAGTTTGGATAAATACCATGCACCTGTTTACAGTGCAAAGCATACATCCTTACATAACTATCAAACTTCTCTTTACCATGTAACGACATCTCGACAAAGGCAGACTCAAGTTTTTCAACCTCTATTTCTGGACTAGTTTCCCCTTTTGACCAAAGAACTCTCTCTCTAATCGAATATTCACGGAGTGGAGCAATCCAGCGTCTTTCCCCTGGTTCCCAATGGAAGCCTCTTCCCAAGAAGCTACCATCAGTAAGCTTTCTAAAGTCTGGACATTCACCTCCAGTCTTAAGCTCATCTGTAATCTTGATATTGAGGTATCTTTCAGCAGCTTGCCTAATGGTGTTAAAATTCACACCAGGCAGGACATCTTTTTTAATAGAAGCTGTCAGATCATCACCAAGAACGATGGCTTGTAAAGCCTTATCAGCAGGGTTAGGAACATTAGCAGGTAACAACATGGGATCAATGCCCTGATGCACTAACCACGCTAGGATAGCACAAATATACAGATAACACCAGTTGATCAAGGAATTTAGAATGGCAGTAAGAAAATTACCAGACGTATTCCCTTGTTCCCAGAAGTAGAAAACCAATCTTCCATCCAGAGTCGTAACATGAAGACTATTAATAACATCTTCCAGTAATAACTCTCTTATGATAGAGTCCTGGCTCCCTTTATCATTATAATACATGTCACAAAGCATCAACACACATCTCATAATCAGCCTCAACTGATGTTTGTCAAACTTGCTATGATCTGCAAATATGACATCATGAGAATTTGACAATAAATGATGAGCAACGGCGTCCCAGTCTCGTGAGAGAGGATTAATACCGATTGCGATACCATTATTCACGCGATTTTCAAAAATCCAACCAGCAAATGAACCATAGTACTTCTTCATTAACAGGAGATATACAAAGTCATTGGCACAAAATAAACGTGCTTGACCATTCTGCAATTTCTCAACTGATAGAAGCTCATCCTTGATGCAATCTACATTTACAGAGTAGAGTCTCTTTCCCATCTTAAGTCGGGCGTCACAGTAATTAAACATGTGACGAAGATAATTCTCGACTTTGGGATACAAACGACTGGTAGTGGGATCAACCATCCACTTCTTTGATTTCCAGTCAGTCTTAAAGACATCTTTCACTATTCTAAGGTTAAAACCAGTAGAGCTAGACCAGTTCACGGAGTTAAGGTTAAACGCACCATCTCCGTAAATACACTGTTCAAAGTCCAGCAACTGCTGATTCTTGGGTGTGGATGACATGCTAAAGATCCGAGTCATAGCCTGCATACAAATTCCAGATATTAATCCTTCATTCAGCGAGGCTGTATTAACTCCATAGGGTTCCATAGCATTTATCTTCACATTAATTTTGGTTCCATCCCTCTTAGTCACAATTCCAAACCGAGTCGGAAATCGGGTACTTTTCTCAAGTCCCCACAATTTGGATCGTTTAATTTCAGTAGTTCGAGGTTCAAAGAACGTGTGCTTCATCACAGCAATTGACTGATGGTGAGAGTCAATAGCAGATATTTCACTCAACATCTCTAAGTTGTCCATTTGGGTCATAGTTTCCTTTGGTAATCCCAAGTGTTCAACAGCTGCACGTCCATATTCTCTAAGAGTTTCCTCTACCACTTCCATTGGAGGTTCAATTTCTACTCTCATTTCATCAACCCACTTAGTAAACAATTCCAAGTAGATAGGAACACCTGAAGGCGTTAAATCTGTGATGGCAGTATGTAAATATGCCAACCACGGTTGTTGCGCCTGTTTCCAGGTTGTTCCATCCTCAAGTCTAATGTTCACTGCGAAGTTTTTGCGTTCATCCGTTATAAAACAAGGACTAGCGCAATCACCTCCATAGGTCACAAAGATATCATCTCTTCCTTTCAAATCCCAACCGCCATAACCATAATAACCAAGGTCAACTTTAACGGGAGGACTGAGATTGTCCATTTTAATTTCTGCTGGGTAACCAATATAACCGGCATTCATCCACACAGGAACTCTCAACTCTGGACCACGCGGAGACAAATCATCCGCAGAGACTCTTCTTTGTACAAACATTGCTTCTATATTCTTCTTTGGGGTATCGGGTTCACCCATCATCCATTGAAGACATTTAAAGGGGGGGATCAACTTACTAATATTCGGTCGATTAACCCCATGTTTGAATTTCATTATACACAAATCTCTCTTCTCAAGCTCTTCAGAGGTTTCAAAAACTACTTCATCATATGAGTGTCGTTCGGTACTAGACTTAAAGTCATTTCCACGAAACTTCACTAACACGAATGTAATAGTCCATCCATCCTTCACAGGCATCTTCTCACGCATGGCAATCGCGGCTCTACGGAAATGATCTACAGTAACAGCGGTTCTACAACCAAGGAATGTCACATTACAAGGATGCCTAAATATTCCAGGCTTCCCATCAGGACCATCTATATCAACATAGAGCATGGAGAAGTTGTCAAGATACTTATCAACAGTCGCACGAATATTATGTTGATTAAACCAGGTTGCTTGAGCAGATTGACCTTTCTTCTTAACAACTACAGGACGAGACTTTCGATAGATAGATAACAACCACTCAGTCACAGCAAAGCCTAACACAAAACCAGCTGGTATAGCAATTGCCATCTGTCCAATATATGACATACCTCTAACAAAAGTCGAATTCTTAATCTCTCCAAACCATGTGCTGAAATTTATCCAGCAAGACATAATCCCTCCACAACAATTAGACACCATTTCACTTAAACAATATGATGAATAATGTATAGAAGCACTAATCTTAGATTTAAAGAACTTAAAGAATCGCCATTCAACAAGGTGAGACATTGCTTCGGCATAAGGCATGACATTAAACTTCATCAAATCACAAAAGCGGAGACACTTAACTATTTCTCCAACTTCTTCATCTGACTCCATTCTCTCAATTACAGCTAAAACATCTAACAATATTCCAGTCTCAGCTTGCGTCATTGCCTCAAGAGAAGGTCGAGGTGATGATGCCAAAAACTCATAACCTGAAAATTCACTCATATAACCTTGAATCCTCAAATATTGAGCCTCAGTCATCTTTCTCCCAGACAAATAACTCTTAATAGATGACCAGTAAGTTGATTCACGTGACAACTCCTTGTCAACGCGTTCATGTAAAAATTTACTCACTTGATCTGCATCCATCTGCGGGATCGTACGTGCCGCAGCAAAAGCTACTTTAAGATCATCAACAATCGCCTCATTCAAACTATTGTCTGTACTAGCATCAGAATCAAATTCCTTTTCTTCCTCTTCTAGGGCAAATTGAAACTCATCATCTGAGCTATCCATATATTCATACACAGACCTATCAGTGGCTTGATATTCCTCATCACTAACAGGTTCAACCTGCATCTCTAACAGTGGTACATCTGGCATGATCAAAACTGGTGGATCCTTCCGCAATAACTTTTGAACTCTATCAATGTCCAAAAAGTCACGACGGAATTCTCTAGCCTTCTTCTTTTGCTCATCTCGAACTGGATCTTTATAGTCTTCCTTCAAAGGACCCTGCTTTTTAAAAGCGGCATCAATCCTATATGGTGCATATTTAGGAACCGGACGAAGACCATCTTGTGGATGTGTTTTAATTTCAAACAACTTCTCCTGAACAAGTTTCGTGGCATGGTTTTTAAGCAAACTACGCTTCTTTTCACCATCTCTCTTCTTCTTTCTATTCTGAGCTTTACACAACTCTACAAATGCATTAAAGTAATAGCACTTATCATCAGTGAAGCAATTTCCAGCAAAAGAGAACCTACGAAAAGTCCACAAGTCTTCTGGCATATCTTCTGTATCAGGAATCTTAGAAGGATCAAGTTTAGCATAAAGCTCCTCGACACCTTCATATCCTCTAATTCGATTGGTGGCCGCATCTACAACAGGGCGGCCCATAGAATCCCTCATAATATACTTAGGGTTCACATACTGATACCAACCAAACTCATCTAACCTACGACGAACAGCATCTGCATTATTCAAACTCTTAAATTTCGTAGGTGGAACATATGTCACATTAGTACACGCTAGAACAAAGTCAGACACAAACCATAATCGTTGCTTCTTAGTAACTTCAGCTGCAGGCAATTGCATATTCTGTCCTCCCACTAAATAAATTAGGGAGACAGCTTCACTTACAACTCCTTCAGCATCAGTCATAGCAAACAAATCAGGCATCACAGTTCCTACTTGTCCTCTATATTGGTCGTGATGTTTATTCTCAAACGGCCAATAGTATATTTTATTTTTAAAGTTCCTCTGAGTCTCAATTAACTCCTCTGGCATAGTACAACTATCTACAGCCAAAGCGGACGAAAGAAAGTCCGAAGAGTACGTCTTTCCAATGCCTGGGGCTCCCGCCACGACAACAAACATAGGATCATTACGTTCACCAACATCTAAACCAGCATCTGCAACATTCCGCTTCAAGGCATACATTTTATCTTGCAATCCTTTTAAAGCTATTTGCATAGGCTGACTTTTAGAGGTTATGTCTACTGTGGTAATGTAGTCATTAATCTCCATGAATAACCGAGTCACCTCTTGTGAGAATTTAATATCAACTCCCATAGGATTTTCAATATATATCATATTTAGTTGGTTCACTTTTTCCATTAATTGCTTAATCTTAGTTTCCTGTGGCTTCAAGAAGTCAAACATCTCCATTCCCAACGAAGATGAAATCATGGTCATAACACTCTTGAACCACTCAACGATAGTCTTAAACAACTCACTCAACTTAGTGGCATTCATAGCTGCTGAACTTAAACTCTTTACAGAAGAAGTCAACGACTCAAAATTTATAGTCGTGCCAGCAACAAGAAACAACGCACCTTGAGCAACCACCATTAGCCAATCACTCCAGTCAGTCTGAGGGGAGGTTTTCATCCATTCAGACAACCAAGAGACACATATCTCCTTGGCCTTAGCTCCTAATTTCAAAAGAGCAAAAAGTCCAATGATAGGTTTTATATATTTTATTTGTGGTATTTCATATTTTCGCTCAATTATCTCAACAAATACATAGACAAGAGCAAAAGAGAAGACCGCAGTAGCAGGATCATCAAGAAAGTCGAAAAGCTTACTAAAGCTAAAATTAATATCGACTCCTTTTTCGGCAACATTAGTAGCAGATTGAACTACCTGATCAACCATAGGCGTTAAATTATTCAATACTGCTCCCAATGAGCCACTAAGACAATCTATAGAACTTCTCATGCCATCAGCCTTGTTCTCAACAAGGTGAATAATATCTTGGGCACTTAAATTCATGTCACCCATTGTAGCAGCAAGCTGTTTCATACCAATTGGATCAAAATCACCAAGACCCATTTGAGCTTGCGTTCTCAAAGAACGACGAATTGTCAAAGATAAGTTTTTCATTATACGTTTCATCACATACAGCTGAACTTCTACAAAACAGCCTTCATTAACCAGATCCTTATAAGAAACAAATCCATCGGGATCTGTAAGGGATATATACACCTTTATTCTACCATGGGGGAGATGTGTTTCACACAAACACACCTCATAATACTCATTCTTAAGACAGTCGTTGAAAATGACTGAATAATATAGAACGGAATTCTTTGCTTCCACAGAGTGGTGGTCGCCTTCACATATTACGCTTTTCACTGCGTCTTCAGGGCAATTTACACCTGGTTCGATATTACTAGTTAAAGCTATGGTTGTAACCATGGGTTTAATTTTGTAACGGGGGGGTAGCTGAGTTGGACAATATTATATCGGGATTATCAAGTCCCCTATTCAATTCTTTCTAGAACTGCCAAGAATATATGTCTTTCCATAAGTCAACTCTCAATCTGTATACACTTCCATTAAAATGCAGCTCAAACACGACACGTGTAAGCTCCAAGTTCCGGGTTTCGTTTACATAGGGTGAGACACTTACAAACTATACTAATTACGGAGTGAGTTTTCATGGGACAGCTACGAACCCACTACTAGAACCGACCACAACAGTCTTCATAAATAAGGTTACACATTAAAACTTATTTGTATACATCAACGGTTCAGTTTCCGAATGATGTCCTTTTATATTTTCTTTTTATTTATATTTACAAACAAATATTTACTCACAAAGAGAAGGATTAAATGGTAATAAACCCTAACACCTAATTCTGCACTACTTGTGCAAGGCCGATAGAAATGGCCTATACTACTAGTTTTAAAGTCTAGCAACTTTCTCAACTTTCACGGAAAAGTTGACAACCATACTAACTATATAAATACCATGTGCTTGTCTGCACACAGAGCTCTCTAGCTCCTCTACAATAAAAATAGAGGGTTATAGTTAATACCACCGACAAGAAAAATTGGTGGAAATTCACATTTTTACAGAATGATAACTGCTAATTTTACGAATTAGTAAACGGCTCCAATCATACACACTTAGTTGATAATAATACCTAAGTGGAGACCTTCAGTCTCTACATGTAATTTTCAACAAAGCATACCTTCCAACGCTATTAACGCGG